TCTTTGAAAGGTGCTTACTCTGCGATGCTGGGTGCGCCTTCTATCAAGAAATATGGTGGTGATTTATTAGAAGCTGTTACCGGAAGTGTTGAAGCTCCAGAAGCTCCTGCGATGGATGATATGCCAGCTCCAACCGCCGATGCTCCACTAGATCCTTACCTGGAAGAAGAACTAAAAAATGCAAAGAAAGAGAAGTAGAGCTTCCACCATCCTGGCAGGATCAACTGCCAATGGTTCTAGTGGTACAGCTCGAAGAACTCTATTAGGTAGCTAATATGAATTTTCGACAGCAAGGTGTAATCAATCAAGTAGATACCGAAGCAAAAGCCCAGGAGCTTCTACAAGAATATCAGCATCTCGCTGGAAATCGAGGAACCTGGGAAAGTCACTGGCAAGAAATAGCCGAACGAGTTTTACCAGCTTATTCAAATTCATTTTATTCTCAGCCTGGATCGCAAGGTGATAAACGAACAGATAAAGTTTTTGATTCAACTGCTGCCATAGCTCTGAATCGATTTACTGCCATTGTGGATTCTTTGCTAACACCAAGGAACTCACAGTGGCATAAAATTATTGCCAGTGATCCGTATCTCCAAAAAGACAGAAGAGTAAGATTATATTTTGAAGAAGTCTCAAGACTTCTTTTCAAATATCGTTATGCCCCTCTCGCTAACTTCGCATCACAGAACCAGCAAAACTACAAAGGTCTGGGAGCTTTCGGTACGGGTTGCATGTTCGTTGACGAGCTGACAAGTGGGAGGGGCTTACGTTATCGAGCTATCCACCTGGGAGAGATCTACTTCAGAGAAAACCACCAGGGATTAATCGACGCTGCTTATAGATATTTTCCTATGACAGCAAGACAAGCATATCAACGTTGGGGTGACAGACTTCCGGAAGCGATTAAATCTCGCATGAATCAAAATCCGGATACAACTTATATGTTCCTTCACGTTGTTAAACCGAGAGAGAATCGTGACGTTGAAAGATTGGACTTCATGGGAATGGCATTCGAGTCTCATTATGTATCGGCGGAAGGGCCAACACATCTGGAAGAGGAAGGATATAACTCTTTCCCTTATGCAATTTCACGATATGAGCAAGCACCAGGAGAAACCTATGGGCGCTCTCCAGCGATGGATGTTTTACCTGCGGTCAAAACTCTCAATGAAGAAAAGAAGACTGTACTTAAGCAAGGACATAGAGCGGTTGATCCCGTTCTACTTACTCATGATGATGGTGTTGTTGATACTTTCTCGTTACGTCCAGGCGCTATTAACTCCGGAGGAGTAAGTGCTGATGGTCGTCCTCTCATTCATACTTTACCTGTAGGTAATATCAACATCGGAAAAGATCTGATGGATGATGAGAGAGCGGTAATTAATGATGCCTTCCTGGTAACTATCTTCCAAATTCTTACTGAAACTCCAGCAATGACAGCCACAGAAGTTTTAGAGCGCACCAGAGAGAAGGGTATTCTATTGGCCCCTACTCTCGGAAGACAGCAATCTGAATATCTGGGTCCACTCATTGAAAGAGAAACCGATATTTTATCTCGCCAAGGTCTTCTCCCTCCTATGCCAGAAGCATTGAAGGAAGCAGCTGGTGAATATTCAGTTCAATATGATTCGCCTCTAAGTCGAGCTGCAAAAGCTGAAGAAGCCGCTGGTCTAATGAGAACAGTGGAAACAGCTCTTAACATTTCCCAGGCATCCGGAAATCCTGAACCATTGGATCACTTTGAATGGGATGAAATCATTCCAGAAATTGCTCAGATCCAGGGAACTCCAGAGAGATGGATGAGAAGCCTGGAGAAAGTGAAAGAGATCCGAGAAGGAAGAGCGCAAGCTGCACAAGAACAGCAGCAAATTAATGCAGCTCCAGCAGCAGCAGCGATGATGAAGGCGAACGCAGCAGTTCAGAAGGTATCATGANNAAACAAATGAACAAGGCCCAGGAAATCTTAGCGAAAAGAAAGCAAGATTATAACCTCACGTTTACCAAAGAAAGTTTAGCGGTCGTGGCGGTTTTAGAAGATCTTGCAAAGTTCTGTAGGGCGCACGAATCCACCTTCCATGAAGATCCCAGACTACATGCAGTTTTAGAAGGAAGAAGAGAAGTTTGGCTTCGTATCCAAAACCATCTTCAACTTTCTGATGACGAATTGTGGAAACTATATGGCGCTTAACAAAGGAACAACACCATGAAAACTTTTATCAAACATCGGTTGATGGCCCCAGACAATACGCCTGGTGCAGCTCAAGGAGGAGGAACAGGACCAACTAATCCAGCACCTCCACAAAACACTCATCCTGCAAATGCGGTCCCTGGAAATGCAGCTCCTCAGAATCAAACTGATTGGACTACGAATCTCCCTGATGATTTTAAAAATTATGTTCAGACAAAAGGGTTTAAAGATCCTCATGCTGTTTTAGATTCATATCGGAACCTGGAAAAATTAATGGGCGCTCCAAAAGAACGTCTTCTTACTCTTCCAGAGAATGATGATGTCGAAGCATGGAAACCTATCTATGACAGATTAGGAAGACCAGCGAAGCCAGAAGAATATAACTTCAAACTTCCAGAAGAAGCTGGTGGTGAAAAGCTCACAGGATTTTTAAGAAGCCAGTTCCACGAACTTGGACTTTCTAAAAAGCAAGGCGAAGAGCTGATGAAAAGATACCAGGATCATTTCACTAACGAAGTGAAGGACATCGAAACTCAAATGCAAGCGAACCTGGATAATGACCAGAAAGCTTTACAAAAAGAGTGGGGCGCAGCTCACCAGCAAAACTTAAATATAGCAGCTAAAGCAGCTCAGGCATTCGGCTTAGAAGCTGAGACAATCGATAAGTTAGAAGCTGCAATGGGCTACTCAGGTGTTATGAAATTTCTGCACAATGTAGGCGCTCGTTTAGGCGAAGGAAAATTTGAAGGTCCAAGAAATGGCGGCGGTGGAAACGGTGTATTAAGCCCAGAGCAAGCTCAGGCGAAAATACGTGAGTTAAATACTGATGCAAGCTACCGTCAAAAGCTGCTTGATGGTGATGTGAAGATTAAGGCTGAATGGGATCGTCTGCATGCCCAGGCTTACCCAGAACAGAATTAAGCGATTATCAATTAAAATAGCGGCGCTTGACAGTCAAAATGCGCTTAAGGGAGAATGTCATGAAGAGAGATCAACTACGTCTTGAAATTATCAAAGCTATCCATAGACCAGATCTAAAACCAGCAATTTTAATTTCAAGAGCAAGAGAGTTTGAATCTTGGATACTTGAGAATGAACCAGAAACTCCTGAGACTACCAGCAACGTTAAACCATCTAACGCTAAAGGTACTCAGACAGATAAAGGTGACAATTCCCTCTTGAGTTAGGGAACCATCTGACAGAAGGAAAGACTTCACACCCGGCCCAGGTGATTCAAGGGTAAGAAGCTGGCCCAGATATTTCTGATAAGCCCTTCGGTAAATCGTTTTAAAAAACTTTTTCAAGGAGGAACTTATGTCAGGAATAAATGTGCCAGCTCATTACGGGCCACAATACGCAAGTAATATTCAATTAATGCTTCAACAGAAGCTTTCAAAACTTCGCAGACACGTAACCACAGGAACACATAAAGGCCACATGGCGAATCCGGTTGACCAGGTTGGATCAATCGAGATGCAAAAAGTGGTTTCTCGTTTCCAGCCAATGGGACGAGTAGATGCGCCACTTGATAAAAGATGGGTCTTCCCTGAAGACTATGATCTTCCTCAACTGGTGGACCACTTCGACGAACTTCGTTTGTTGTTAGATCCAAAATCAAAATATGTTGAAAACGCTCACGCAGCTGCGAACCGAGTTTTCGATAGAATCATCAACAAAGCTTTCTTTGAACCAGCTAAAACTGGAGTCGAAGCTAAAGTAACAACTAACTTCGATACAAAGAATGTTATTCCGGTTGATGCTGATGGATCAGGTGCGCTAGGTCTGACAGTCGGAAAACTTAAACTTGTTCAAGCTGCAATGATCGCTCAAGGTATCGACCTGGAAGTTGAACGTCCAGTAGTCGGTATCACTTCTTTTGAGCATGCGAATCTATTGAATGAAATGCAGATCATCTCAAGTGACTACTCTTCAAAGGCAGTTCTTGAAGACGGTCGTATTCGTTCATTCCTTGGAATGGACTTCGAGTATTACGAAAATGCCCAGGTAGATGAAAACGGCTATCGTCGTATTCCTGTTTGGGTGAAGTCCGGAATGTACCTGGGAATCTGGGAAGACATGAAAACTAAAATCTCTCAGCGAGATGACTTGCAGGGTATCCCTTGGCAAGCATACGTTTACCTCACAGCAGGGGCAACTCGTCTGGATGAGAAGAAAGTCTTCGAGATCAAAACAGCAGACGAGATCTAAGGTAAACGTTTTTTAACCAAGGAGATTTTTATGGCACTCGTAATAGGAAAATCAAAACATATCACAGACCGAGATAATAATGTCCTCTCTGGTGCTAGTCGCCAGGGTGGTCTTGTTAGAAACGGAGCTGGAGCTTGCGAAGTCGCTACTGGTGACTCAGCAGATTCACGCTTTCTTCTTCTGACAGTTCCTTCCAATGCTCGAATCATTTCACTTTTACTCTCATCTGATGGGATTGCAGGAGTAACTGGTGATGTTGGATTGTATGAAGCTACTCAGGATGGAGCGAAAGAAGTTGATCGCACATTTTTCGCAGCTGCCTTTGCTATGACAGGGGCGCTTGATCGAGAAGATGTGACTTATGCTGGTGGAACTAATGACATCGCAAACAGCGAGAAGATGATCTGGGAAGCTTTGGGGCTTGAGAAAGATCCTCAAAAATTCTACGACATTGCGGTAACTCTCACTGGAGCTTCCGGTGGTGACGGAACCATAGCTGGTCAAGTCAATTTTGTGATCTAACCAGGAGGGGCTTCGGCCCCTTTTTTACTTTGAGAGGTAGTTATGGCTTCAGAAGTTAATGTTTGTAATAGGGCGCTTCAGAAACTAGGTGCTAAAAGAATAACTTCTCTCAATGAAGATTCACCAAATGCTAGAGCTTGCAAAACTGCTTATGAAGCTATCAGAGATGCAGAGCTTAGATCCCATAACTGGTCATTCGCTAAGAAGAGAGCGGTCCTTCCTGAGAACGTTTTAGGACCAGCTTATGGACGCTATCATGCTTATACTCTTCCAGCGGTATTATCTTGCTTTAAAGAGATCCAGATCCGGAAGAAAACTACGCTGAATTGAATCGACACATTGAAGGGAATCACCTTCTAACCTGGGAACCAGGAAATGTTCATATTAACTACACAGCTCGAATTACAGATCCAAATTTAATGGACCCTATTTTCAGAGAAGCCTTAGCTACAAAACTAGCGATGGAACTTTGTGAAGAGATAACTCAGTCAAACACAAAGAAAGAAGGGTTAAGAGCTGATTACCGAGAGATCATCAGAGAAGCCAGGAAAGCAAACGCTATCGAGAAGATGGCAGCATTTCCTCCTGAAGATACTTGGATAACAGGGAGAAGATAATGCCTAAAGTTTCCCCTCTCCAAAGTAATTTTTTAGGCGGTGAAATAAGCCCACTTCTTTTCGGTAGGGTGGATATTGAAAGATACGCTCAGTCACTAGCTGTCTGTAAGAATTATATTCCAATGCTCCAGGGTGGGTTAATTAGAAGAACAGGATCTTATTATGTAGCTCCAGCAAAAGAATTTGAAGAGATGTACTATCCTGGTCCTTCAGTTCGTTTGATCCCTTTTAAATTCAATACAGAGCAAGCATATATCATCGAAGTCGGCATGGGATACATGCGTTTTTATCGTGATAATTTCCAGATCCAAACTCTTCAGGAAGTAATAACCGGAGATGTAGAAACTGGAATGAACAGTGAAATGAAAATGCTTCCTTATGAAATCGAAGCTCCTTATGCTCCTCATGAATTATGGGAGATCAAAACTACACAATCAGCTGATGTGTCTATATTTATTTCATCCAAGTCATGCTCCAAGAAAACTATCAAGACTAGCTCATACAGAATGGAAACTAGAAGAAATTAATTTTCTTGATGGTCCATATATAAAGCAAAATGAAGGCGCTGCTACTCTTGCTCCAAGTGCAGTTTCAGGAAATGGAATTACTATCACGGCTTCAGTCGCTACCTTTAAATCATCTGATGTCGGTCGTCTTGTTAGAATGCGACATTCTGCTACCTGGGGCTGGGCAAAGATTACTCAATATGTAAGTCCTACTTCTGTAAAGGCAGATGTGAAGAGTAATTTTGGAGCAACTACAGCGGTAACAATATGGCGTTTAGGTCTTTGGTATTCGGGTAACTATCCAGCTACAGGAACATTTCATGAAGATCGGCTTTGGTTAGCTGGTACGAAAAATGCTCCTCAAAGAATCGATGCCAGCAGATCCAGCGACTACGAAAATTTTCAGCCAACCACTTATGATAATGGCGGTCTTACCCAGGATGACATGGCAATCTCTATCACGTTGAATGCTGAAGATGTGAACACCATTCGATGGATGACTTCAGATGAGAAAGGTCTTCAAGTAGGAACTTTCGGAAATGAATTTATGGTGAAACCAGCGTCCAATGGCGCTCCATTATCAGCTACAAATATTTCTGCAAAACCAACATCAGCTCATGGAAGTGCTAATGTCCAACCAGTGAGAGCAGGAAAGGCTTCTATCTTTGTTCAGACAGCCGGAAGAAAGTTGAGGNATCTTCAGTATTTCTATGAGGTGGACGGTTATCGAGCGTCAGACCTCACTCGTACTTTCGGAGCATATAACGTCGGGTGGAATCATTCAGATGGCCTACCAGAAAGAACCACAGCAGATTGTCTGGTGTGTGAGAGGGGATGGCGCTCTAATCGGAATGACCTTCGAGAAAGAAGGAAATGATAATGTACAGATCGGGTGGCATCGACATGAACTCGGCGGTTACGGAGATCCTTCTAAGGGTTTTGCAAAAGTTGAAAGTGTTGCGGTAATTCCATCTCCAGATGGAAGTCGTGATGAAGTTTGGATAGTCGTCAAACGGTGGATCAATGGCAAAATCGTTCGCTATATTGAATATATTAATAAGCCTTTTGAGGATAAAGATCATCAGAGAGATGCTTTCTTTATTGATAGTGGCCTTACTTATGACGTACCTATTGAGCTTGAGGGAATAGATCTTTCTGTAACCCCTGTTCATGTCGCCACAGTAGGCGCTCACAATCTTCAAGACGGAGACAAGATCCGATTCTTTGATATGGTCGGAGCGAATGAGCTGGATGGCAAAACTTATGTGGTCACTCCAGATCCTCAATGGGATTACGTTTTAACTCTAAGAGATGAAGCAGGAAATCCAGTATCGGGTGAAGGCATAACTCCTTATGTTTCAGGCGGTGCGATTAGAAAGCTTGTCACAAATATAGCAGGACTTGAACACCTGGAAGGTGAGACAGTTTCAATTCTTGCCGATGGTGCAGTAGTTCCTAATCAAAAAGTAGTGAATGGGTCTATTGTACTCCCACTTCCTTCAACCGTTGCTCATATAGGTCTAGGCTATCAGAGTGATGCAAAAATGCTTCGCCTGGAAGCTGGAGCTGCTGATGGAACAGCTTTGGGTAAAACTCGAAGAATCCATGCGGTTTCGTTCTTACTTCATAGATCCTTGGGGTTAAAGATCGGTACTTCTTTTGATGATCTACATGATCTTAATTTCCGATTCGGTAGCGATCCTTTATCAAGTCCTCCAAAATTATTTTCTGGGATCTACTACGACACAATCACAGCTAACTACGATACTGAAAATCAGATCTGCTGGAGGCAGGATCAACCACTACCTAGCACCATCCTGGCAGTAGCTCCACAGATGGTCACTCAGGATAGAGGATAGGAGGAAGCATGGCCCCTTTAGCAATCATAGCAGCAGCCGGAGCGGTAATGGGAGCGGTAGGAAGCCTACAACAAGGAAGAGCTGCGAGAGCTGCTGGTGAATACAATCATAACCTTCTCAAAATGCAAGCCAGAATGATTCGAGATAAAGCAAAGCAGGATGAGCAGCAGCTTATCATAGGAGCAAGAAAGCAAGTGGGATCAATGAAGGCGGCTTATGCTGCCAGCGGTGTAACAATGGAAGGTTCACCGATGGATGTTTTTGAAGAAAGTTTAAGAATGGCGAATATGGATGCCCTGACAATTAGACACCAGGGAGAGATGAACGCCAGAATGAGAGAGTATGAAGCGAAGATGGCAAGATTCGGAGGAAATCAAGCGCAGAATGCAAGCTACTTCTCAGCAGCTTCACAGCTTGGATCAGCAGCGATGTCATACAACCAGCTCTCTTCTTTAAACGCTATTAAGAGCAATACAAGTAATGTTCCAGCTAATGCGCCAAGGACCACTTACAACTATACCCCTGGCCAAAGCCAATATAGCAATTACGTCTAAAAGGATTTTGTATGCCAGCGATAAGAGAATATCAAAGACAGACTTCAGGAATCGCACCGAGTAGCAGTTCAGAAGATCCAGGGAAGTGATATTTCCCAGATGGGCGCAGCAATGCAGACGGTTGGGAACGTGGTTCAGCAGGGCGCTCAATACCTGGGAAAACTTGAATTTCAAAAACAAGAATTTGAAGCTGAGAAGTTAGCTCTTCAGGAAAATCATGACCTGGAAGTTTTTCTGGAAGAAGAAAAAAGAAAGGCCCCTCCAGGTGGAACAGGACTTCGACTGAAAACATCAAACGTCAAAATTAGAAGAAAGAAGGACAGAAACTTTTAGAGAATGCACCTTCTGAATTTATGAGACAGAAGCTTGATGTTTCTTATGCAAGACTTCACATGAAAGCGTTTAGCACCGCTACTGAATGGGAAGCAAAAGCTGGAGCTGAAAAGCAAAAAACAGATCTGATGCAAGTCTTTGATCTGAACAGAAATACAGTAAGAGCTAATCCAACAAAAGCAGCTGAACTTGCGGAAGCCACCAGGAACTTAATCAGCAAAGCTCCAGGCTTTGATGAAACACTTAAACAGAAATGGATGCAGCAAGAAACCCAGGCGCTTTTTGATACAGCGATGGAAGCTGAAGTCACTCGTCTTGAAACAGACAAAGGGGTGACTTCTGGAAAGGTTAAGAATTACCTGGCAGGATTCGCTTCTGAAGAAAGCCCTTGGATGACTAACGCTTCGGCTGAAGCATTCGCTCGAAATCATACAAGACTTCAAAGATTAAATGAAACACTAGCAACAAAAGAACAGCATTACGTGGATCAAAACTTCAAAGAAGAAATTGATCAGATAGCAGCGACCGGACACGACAAGGGAGCTTATACCGAGTCATGGATCAGAGCTAATATCGCAGATCCTCTTAAAGCAGAATCAATGGTCAAACAGCAAGCTATCGCACGTAACGCCGGAAGAGGAATGGCATTTGTTAAAGATGCTCCTCTTCCAGCAGTTAAAGCAAAACTTAAAGAGCTAGAAGCTCAAAGAATAAACACTAATGACTTCCATCTAGTTGAAGCTGAATACACAGCTATAAAGCAATCAATGGAAAGAAGAAACCAGGAATTTGCAAACGACCAGGTTGGATATGTAAAAAAAGTTTCTGATGTCGTGAAGTCAAACTACTCCATGATGAATGAAGTTTTAGCGGATAAGAACCTGGACATGGGAACCAAACAAGAAGCGGTATCCAGATATTACGAAACATTAAAAACTGAGCAGCAAAAACTTTATCCAGGTATTACTCCTACTCTTTTAGACAAGGAACAAGTTGGTCAAATTAAGATGCAGCTTGAAAGAGTTTCTAAAGATGAGAAGGGAGCGGTCGAAGCCCTGGAAGTTCTTCAGACTCAGATGCAGCTTGCTGGTAATAACTGGCCAATTGTTGCCAGGGATCTTCGAGCTGGTAAAGCTTTAACCGATTCTCAATATATCGCTGCGACTATGGCGTATAAACCTGAATACCGTTATGTAGCGGAAGATCTTATGAGAGCTTCCACTATTAAGATCCAAGACAAGGATCTTCCTAAAGGTGCAGCAAAACAAATTCAGACAGCGGTTGACCAGGCACTTGCTCCTCTAAAACCTACGCTTGATTCATTGGCCGATGGTCCTGAGATCCTGATGGCGTATAAGAATGGAATCACAGAGGCAGTAAAATTTAAAGCTGCCACAGGCGCTAATGTGGACATCTCTGCACTTGCTACTGATTACGCAAATAAAACAGTTCTTGAATCATATCATTTCGAGAAGACGTATCGGATTCCGAAAAACCAAAACATCCAGGCAATTAAATCTAACGCAAATTCCATTTTAAAAAGCTTAGATACTCTGCCAATTAAAGTTCCAGAATTTATGCCTGGTGCTGATGGATGGTCCCCACGACCTGAAGACAGTGAGAAGTTATATCGGGATAGTCTTAGAAGACATGGAAGACTTGTAAACCGTGGCGACGATAGAGGCTTACGTTTGATCGATGAGCATGGAAGACAAGTGCTAGATGTGAGGGGTGAGCCTCTAAGCTGGGATTGGTCTGAACTTCAGAACGTTGCCATAACTGAAGCTGAGAGAGCTGAAAGAATTAAACGTGAAGCCCTGGCAAATAATCAAAGATTCATCCAGGCGGTGATTCCATGATTATCGGAGTAGAATCTCATAGCAAACCAGGAATACTTAATGAGTACAGCACAGGAACAGGCAGCGTCTTTGATGCTGCTTTTGAAGGTGCTTTTGCTGATAACCCAGCTACAAAACTTTATGAGTATTATCAAAAAGAAACTGCTGGTGGTGAGAGATTATCAAAGGCAGAAATCGAAGAGAGAGTAAAAAGTGAAGGTCTTTCCATCGGTGATATTCCTGAAGAGGGAATGAACTCTGAAGCGGTGGATCTTCTGGTAGAAAGACAATACGACAGAAGGCTTCGATCAGAAGTTATCAATAGAGCTGGTGGTGGTTTCGTAAACGGAGCTGCTGAATTTGCTGGTGGTTTAGCTGGTAGCTTATTTGATCCTATCAACATCGCTACTTCATTTATTCCGGTAGTAGGTCAAGCTCGTTACGCTTCAATGTTAGCGAAGGCCGGAAGTCCATTGGCCAGAGCTGGAGTGAGAATGGGAGTCGGAGCTGCTGAAGGTTTTGTGGGGTCTGCAATGATGGAACCTATCAACTATGGCTTATCCCAGGAACTTGGTGATGACTATACTTCGATGGATTCCCTCATGAACCTGGCATTCGGTACAGTTATGGGCGGTGGTCTTCACATGGGAGTAGGAGCTATCTCGGATAGATTCTTAAATCCAACTAAGCCGATTGAACCACAGGGAACAGTCGCAAAACAAGTGAATGCTTTAGATCCGGAAATGAGAATGGATTATAATCAAGCTGCCATTGCTCAAGCTTTCGATGATAAGCCCATCAACGTTGAACCTATCAGAGCAATTCATGATCTTCAAATTCATGCACAGATCAGAGAGCTTGATGTTGAAATTAAAAATTTAACGGATCAAGGGTTGGTTGATGATGCCAGTTTTCTCATGCAGAAAAAAGCGGATCTACTAGATACCATCAAAGAAGAGATCCCTGGTCCGGTTGCTTCACCAGATGTCCCTGGTGCTGCATTAGTTGATGAGCCACAAGTTCAGGCAAGATTCAGAGATGAACCAGATCCGGTCGAAGTTCAAAGACAAGTGCAGGATGAAGTTTCAAAACTTCCAAATTCACGTTTTATCAATGATGAAATCATAGCGAAACATGAAGCAGAATTTCAAAACGCTCCAAAAGATATTCGGATAGAGGAAGCAACAAAAGAGCTGGACGTTCATGTTGCAAGTCTAAAAGAGTTTGCAGACAAAAAAGGCTTAGATGTGAATGAACTTCTAAAAGAAGCTGATGAAGGTCTTGCTGCTGCTGATGAATACTCGAATGTTGTTAGAGCGTTTGCAGATTGCGCTACAAGGAAAGGTTAATCATGGCTTATGAACATTGCTTACTTGAAGTTAAGAACATTGCCGGAAGGGAGCTTACACCTGATGAGCAAGCCCAGGTAACTTCCACAGTAGAAAGAATTATTAAGAACGTGGACAAAGAAGGCTTAACAGAAGAATTAAGCGAAGCCGTAAGAAAAGCGGTGGATGATTGGGCGGTTGATTTAAAAGCTGCTGCTGTTATTGAAAAAAGAAATGCAGTTCTTAATGTAAGAAAGAAACTTGATGCTTATGAATATATCACTAATGTTTTTAAAGATGATCCAGGCGAAGGCGTAAAAGCTCTGCTGGGTGATAGCCTGGTTGATAGACAAGGTTCAAAGAATGGTGTTGCCCACCATGTAACATCATTACAGCATGAGTATCTAGGAGGATTAATAGGGACGCTTTCTAAAGAAGGTGTTTACGAGATTGCAAGCAATGGAAAGTTTGACGACCAGATTTTTCGTGCCATGTATGAACTCAACATGGATGCTCCTAATCCTGACATTCTTAAAAAGTTTCCGAAAGAAGTTATTAAGGTCGCTGAGGTATTTAATAAGTACAGCGAGATGGCACGAAACAATGCAAACAAGAGCGGAGCTTGGATTAAAAAGCTTCCTGGTTATGTTGTTAAAAGAAGTCATGACATGCTGAAAATTGCAAAGGCAGCTGGTGATCATATTCCTCTGAATGATAAAAGACATTCTGATGCCTGGACCGATTGGGTAGAAAAGAACCTGGATTGGAACAAGTCAATGGTTGATGTTCCGGAATCTGAAAGAAGAAAAATTCTTGAAAGTATGTTTCAGCAATTCTCTAACGGATACCATTTAAAATTCGGTGAAGGTGGAACAGCTGGATTCAAAGGGGCTTTCAACATCGGTAAAAAACTTTCCAAAGAAAGAGTGCTGCAATTTAAAACTCCAGAACTTGAATATGAATATCATAAACGTTTTGGTCAAGGTGATACCCTTCTTGAAAACATGGGATCTGCTATGACCAGGATGGCGCAGGATACAGCTATCATGACAAAGCTTGGTCCGAATGCCAGAGCTAACCTGGATGAAGCCATAGATCTAGCAATGAAAAAATATGATTCGGAAGGACGAGGTGAGCTGGCAAGTAAACTTAAAAAAGATTACGACAGCACAATGAGTACCTTATGGCCGAACATCACAGGAGAAACTTCTATTCCTGGTAATGAAGTTTGGGCGCAAAGATCAAGATCGATGCGGAATTGGATGATGGCTTCGGATCTTGCTGCTGCTACTCTTTCAGGTTTAACTGATATTCCTTTTGCTGCTTCTGTTATGAGATACACCGGAGATAGAACATCCGGATCTTTTTTCAATGGAATGGTCGATACCGTCAAAGGGATGGTTAGCAGCATAGGAAGAAGTGTAGATCCAAATGATCTAAGTATATATTCTGAAGCTGGAATTTTAACTGATGTCCTCTCTGAGGCATTAGGTAAATTTACTTCAGACGTACCAGGGCAAACTTCTAAGATGGTCCAAATGGTGATGAAGTTTAATGGAATGAATGCTTGGCAGGATTCTATTCGTCAAACTTCTGTTATTGCCACAGCTAACCGTCACGCTCTTCATGCTCAAGTTCCATTCGATAAGCTTCCAGAAGGAATGCAATCTATCATGAGACAGTTTGATATTTCTCCAGCGGAATGGGATCTATACCGGAATACACAGATCCGTACAGATACAAAGGGAAATCAGCTACTCACTCCAGAGAACATCAGAGATGCAGACAAAGAGATGTTTGATTCTCTTCCGGAAGTCAGGGAAAGAATTAATCAGATCAAACAGAAAGAAGCGAATCTCATCAAAGCTCAAGAGTTATCTGATGCCAAGGATGATGAATTTCTTTTCAAAAGAATTGATAAGGTAGTCCAGGCAAAAGAGAAGGCCATAAAAAATCTTGATGACTTCCAAGTGGATCGGATCGCAAAAACTTCTTCAGAGAAAGATTGGTTAAATCTTCAAAAAGAAAAAGTAAAAGCACGAATTGAAATCGCTGAAGTAGAAGCTGATATTGCAGCTTATTTAAAAACTGAAAAGCTTAGAGATAAGCAAGCACGTTTCTTTGATGAGGTAGCTGGTAAAGCATACAAAGAAGGGAAGCGAGATGCGAAACGTTTTACTCCTGAAGGTTTCAATGTTTCAGAAGATACAACTATTTTGGATCAGTCTGCTAAAAGAACGGATCGCTATTCGAGAGAAAGAGGTGGTCTAGGTGAGAACCTGGGATACAGAAAAGGTAGAGCGGAAGCCAAGATAGAAGCCCTGGAAGCTAGGATCAAACAAGCTGAGAAGGGTTTAGATAAAGACCTCGATGCCAGAGTTAAAACTACTCATGAAAAGTTAAAATCTATTGATGAAGAGTTTGATGGTTACTTTAAGAAGATGAATGAAAAGCTCGAAGCCAGAGCTGCGAGAGTAAAAGAATACCAGGATAAAATCGGGATCTACATTGACCATGCCAGAGAAGGCGCACGAACAAAAATTTGAAGAACAACATGAGAACAATGTTTTCTCAAATTGCTTCTATGGCGACATCAGAACCTTCAGTAGTTGAAAGATCCATCATGAATCAAGGAACCAGACCTGGAACATGGATGGGTGAAGCTGCTCGACATTTCTGGATGTATAAGTCCTTCACAACTTCAGTCATGAGAAAGCACATAGGACGAGAGCTTATTGGATATGGTGCTGAAAGATTACCAGCTCATCAAGCTTTAGGAAAAATGCTTACAAGTGGAAATATGAAAGGCGGCTTTGGTGGAATGGTGAACATGATCGCATTCGGTACTTTGGCCGGATACGGATCTATGGCGCTCAAGGATCTTTATAAAGGTCGTGAGCCTAGAGTGCCTACTGATGCAAAGTCATTCGCTAAGATTTTTGCTGCATCGGTAGCTCAATCCGGATCTTTTGGGATCTATGGTGACTTCTTATTCGGAGAAGCAAAACGACCGTTATGGGCAAGATGCAATCGTCCACCCGTTATGGGGCCTACATATCGACGAGGTGCTGAGATCTTGGATCTGTTTGGCAAAGCCAAGCTGAAAGCCGAAGGCGCTATTTTCGACGAAGGAGGCGACAATGTGGACCTGGGATCAAATGCTCTGAGATTAGCAATTAACAATACACCTGGACATAACCTCTTCTACACCAAATGGGCGCTTGATTACGCTTTGATATATCGGTTTCAAGAAATGATGAATCCTGGTTACTTAAGCAGAATGGAACAGAATTTAAAGAACTCAAAACAACAGGAATTTTTAGTTCCTCCATCGACAGTAGTTCCTTATGGTGGTGGTTTATAGCGGCGCTACAGTTAGAATTTAGCGCCGCTTTATGGTCATTCGGATCTTGCGATGGGATAATTTTTCGACTAGGGGAGCGGCGTTATGACAATCTTCTCAGACACAAATAGACGGGCATATACAGGAAACGGAGTCACTCGCTCTTTTCCTTTTCCATATTACTTCCTTTCACCTTCCGATCTTGTGGTGATTGCAAAGTCAGTCACTACAGGGTTGGAAACAAAACTTACCCTGGATACGGATTACTCGATCCTGGGTGAAGGTCAACCAGGTGGTGGATCTATCGAGATGCTTGGTGAATTTCCACCAGCAGGAGATATAGAGATAGTTATCTATCGAGATCCTGAAAGAATCCAAGATCTGGATCTGGTGAATAACGATGCTATGCCAGCCGAAGAGCTGGAAAAACGTTTTGATAAATCCGCAATGTGGGCAATCAGAGATAAAGAAAGAATCGATAGATCAGTGAAGCTATCGGAAGGCTTCTCTGGTGTATTCGATCCTACCCTTCCAGCTTCACCTTCCCCCTAACACGACCGTCTTGGTAAATGAGGCTGGAACGGGTTTTACTACTGGACCTAAAGCAAATGAAATAAGTTCAGCTAGAACTCATGCTGAGAATGCAGCTGCATCTGAAGCATCAGCGAATACAGCAGCCGGACAAGCTCAGACATCAGCTTACCAGGCAAGCCAAGCAATGAACCTGGCAGTAGAAGCCCAGGAAGGATCTTATACAAATGCTCTTTCTGCGCTTGAAAGTGCTGAGAGAGCGGAGGCTTCTGAACAAATCCTGGGAACTGCTGCTGGTGATGTAACAGCAATCAAAGACCAGGCGGAAGCTGCCAGTACAACATCAGTAAATGCAGCAGCCGCTTCTGAACTTGCCAAGGATGAAAGTGTATCTGCTAAAAATGAAGCCGTAGCAGCAAGGGACCAGGCTTCCGGAAGTGCCACAGCCGCCGCTGGAGCTGCGACATCAGCGCAAACAGCATTAGATCAAACAGCTGCCAATGTAACAGCTTCCACCACAGCAAGAACCGGAGCTGAGACAGCGAGAGCTGGTGCTGAAACTGCCAGAGATGCAGCTGCTACGAGTGCAACGGCAAGTGAAACAAGTAGGGTGGCTTCTGAAGCTGCGAGGGATACGGCTCTTCAAGCAGCGGAAGACGCTGGCAATATAGGAAACCAATTATCTACCTTTGCTAACGATGCCTCCATAGCGAGAGATGAGGCAGTAACAGCCAGAGATGAATCAATAGCTGCCAGAGATGCAGCCGCTACAAGTGCATCTACAGCAAGTGGAGCGGTGGATGAAGTAACAACAATCAGAACGGATGTTTTGAATGGTGCGGATACTGCATTAAGCGCCGCCGCTGCATCAGCTTTGGCAAGAGATGAAAGTCAGACAGCTAGAGATGAATCAGTAGTGGCCAGGGATCAAGCGACCGGATCAGCAGCAGCAGCTTCTACAGCTAGAGATGAATCGGTAACTGCCAGAGATGCAGCAGCCGGATCTGCCACAGCATCAGAAGCTTCCAGAGTAGCATCTGAGACAGCAAGAACTGGATCTGAAGCTGCCAGGGACGAAGCTGCTACAAGTGCGACAGCAGCAGCCGGATCTGCGACAGCAGCGGATACAGCTCGTATTGCAGCGGAAACTGCCAGGGATGAAGCGGTAGCAGCCGGAGGCGGCGGTGGTGGAACTACAGGACCGGACATTGTTCAGCATTCAGTAAGTTTTGTTCCTGCTACCTATGAAGATGTGATCATGCCTGAACCTGGTACAGTGGCGATTCAATATCTGGATGGTCAGCTAATGCAATTCAATGAGCATGGTTCAGCATGGCCTTTTCTTTTGGATAAAGGTTCTGAGAACGCTCATCCTTTTGAAGCTGCTTACAAAGAATCAAAATATGTTAAAGGTCCGATAGACCAGTACGCTACAGTTCAATGGCATGGGAACATGACCGGAAAAATTACGAACCCACCAGCAGCTTTGAACGTACCAACGGCAGTTAGATTTTCACCCGATGGAAAATACCTGGTGGTAGGAAATGGAACAACTGCACCTTTCCTCGATTTCTACCTGGTGAATCAGCAGACCAATACCTTAACCAAACTCACAGCTCCAGCTACTCCAGGTGGTGCTGTTAGATGTATGTGTTGGGATACTTTCGGAGATTATCTTTTTGTTGGTTACAGCAGTAGCTCCTTTCATAAGAATCTACACTCTCAATAGGTCGAACAATACCCTCGCACTTGACCCTTATTTCTGGGGAACAAACCCAGGAAGTGCGGTGAACTCAATAGAGATATTTAACATCTCAGGGAAGATGGTAGTCGGAACAGAAGGCTCACCATTCATTCACGTTTATAACCTGGATCTTGGGTATCAGATGATTGAAAAAGGTTCTAACCCAGCTAGTCTTCCACAGGGAGCGGTTAAAGGGGTGGCAGTATCTTCTAACACTTATCCGATCAATGAATGGCCGAGTGTTAATTACATAGCTTGTGCGATGGCAGTATCACCTTTTGTTGCTTTCTATAAAATAATAGATGACTGGCCACCAGGATTAGAAAGACTTCCTAACCCAGCAGCACTTCCTCCTGGTGCGCTTACAAGTGCAGCGTGGTCAAGATACGACAACGACCACCGAATTGCGTTTGGTTGCAGCGTAGCTCCTTTCATTGTGAACTATGACTTTACTGCACCAACTATAGACCCTGATACATACGCATTTACTGAAGCAATATTTACTAAGGTTGCAGACCCATCAACTTACAATCGATCAGCTACAGCGATTAAAAATGTAAGGTTCTCCCTGGATGGAAGAACATTAGCAGCGGCTTCAGGAAATAATATGCCCGAAATATGGACAAGCGTTAGACGAGGGAACACAGGCTCACTTCAAGGTTGGGGGTTAGTGGCATCTGCTGGAGCTGGAGTGGCGGTGGATTTTAATAAGAATCATAAATACCTGGCATTCGTTCACGCAGGAACTCCATTCGTAGGTGTTCACAAAAATGAGATGGCCCCTCCAATTTACCAGGTGCTTGGGATAACGGAGTAATAATGGCACAAGAAATTTTAAAAGAGTTATTAACTGGAAGCGGCCCGATAGTAGTTTTGCTATTCGGGTTTCTTCTCGTTTATTTCATTTACGACATCATCAAGAAAGTAAGCAGAACAGAAGGTATCGAGTCGATGATGATTGAACGAATTGAGAAGGTGGCGCTCAACTGCCATGACACTAGAAACATTCTTCAGGCTGAAATTATCAGAAGAGAAAATAATACTAAATGCCTGGAGAAGCTACAGGATGAAATTAAAGAATTGAACAACAGACTTTTATCTATCGATACCGTGAATAAATATAAACGCCATGAACGTGCAGCACACCAAAAAAATGGTGGGCATTAACAAGGAGGATTTTATGGAAAATCAGGAAAACAAGAAAGCAGACTCTTCACGCCAGGAAGTACAAGAACCTCAGAAGCCAAAGGCAACTGATGGATCTAAGACAATGCCAGTAACATCTGGTGTTCAGAAGCAATCAGTAGGTGGTGGTATTAAACCAAAAACAGTATCAGAGATCCAGAAGCAAGATGCAGCTGGTCCGGTAGCTTTTGATTTTGGTTTTGAAAATGGAATGGCAAAGGTAACACTAACTCACAACGGAACACAAGGCGGTGTCGCTGTAACTGGTTATGTGCATACTGATAACCTTCTCGACAAACTAGAGCAAGCAATCCCTGGTGATTGGGATAAAGCACCTATCGCAGCTCTTAAGATGCTTGTAAGAAATTACACAGCTGAACAAGCTCGTCAGGAAGATGAGAAGAAAAAAGAAGAGCAGAAAAAAGAAAATGAAAAGAAGCAAGAAGAGGAAGCCAAGACTTCGCACCTAGCTTCTGATCATGTTGTGCAACCAGAAGAATCTCGTCAGGATAATTTAGATGCGAGAATTGAGGCACGTAAAGCGGAACTCAAAGCTCAACACGAAGAACAAAACCAGGAATCTAAATAAGGTTCCTACAACCAGGGAGGGAGTTAATGTTGAATATACTTGCTAGTGGTGTTGTAAGGAAGTACGCAACAAAGGCTCTCTACCTGGTTGCTCCTAAAGTTCTTGAATATGGCTGGAATAAGTTTCAAGCCTGGAACACTTTACGGAAGCTCAAAAAAGCTAACCGTGAGAAAGGGGAGGCTTATGTTAATGCGCCATCTGATTCTGCTCATGACTCTTTTAGGGATCTTCCTTAGCCGTGGCTGTGGAAGCTTTTCAACTTCTCTGCATGGTGGCCATGTCGAGAAGTTTGAACAATGCGCTCCTACTTTTGTTTATACTGATGATTCCAAAAAGTTCATCGATGCAGAAAAATCTTATTGTTCTACCAGATCTTACGGCTTCTCACTAGAACACGTTGGACCTGTGGCCGGAACAAGTTCTAAAAAACATATCTCTTATTGTGATAGGTGCGTTGGTTTTAAAAACTATACGGACCTAATTAACTTCTTTGAAGAATCCAGAAAGGAGTTAAGACAGCATCACCAGGAGGAGGTGGCAAAGTGAAAAAGAATCAAAAGAAAAAAGAATCCACCCTGGAAGAATTAAAACAAAAGTACATCCTGGCAAAGGAGAAAAGTGCTGAGAAGAAAATGCTTCTTGGCTTAATCAGATTAAAAGAACCAGGCTTCAAAGGATAGCAAATGGGAAAGATAATCATAGAAAAACTCAAAGCCTTGTTCCACAAAGAAGGGGTGAATCCAGCAGATTGGGAGAATGTTCATCCGAATTTAATCCCGATAGCTGAGTTTGTTTATTCTCACTGTGAAACTTACAGTCTTCCTATGACTATCACTTCTCTCTTTCGTCGTAAGATCCCAGGCGTTTCCAAGTCTGATTCACATGGAAGCGTTGGGATCTTTACCAATGAACGAGGCGAAAAGATTCCTTACAAAGGCAGGGCCTTTGATATGTCCATAAAAGGATGGTCCTTACAGGACGTTCATTTTTTACGTGACCGAGTGAATGCTATTTTCAACGTGGGAGCTTTAAGTATTCGGGATGGTCATGAGAGGGAAGCGGTCTATGAGGATGGTATAACTGCCGGAACAGCACCTCATCTACACTTCCAAGTAAGGCCTTAGTCTTCTTGGTCTGGATCTTCTTCTTCGTTTTTTATATGTGCAATCTTACCGTCTTTAATTTGCTGCTTCGCTTTATGTTCAGCGATAACAACTTCTAACGCAGCGGTGCAAAACTTACTGATAGAAACTCCATGCTTCTTCAGAATCTCAGTAACCTCTGATTTAGTAGTGGTGTTTAGCGATGTCTCAACTGTTTCACCATCGAGCTTAAAGCGAATGCCTGTACGGAATCCCTCATCTTTTCGGGGCCTTTTAGCGGCTTCAAGAACTGTTTTAAAAAAGCTTCCCACATCTGCCTCTATAATTTTCTTTTTCGCCTGGGGTCCGGATACGCCCATGCGGTCTAACTTTTCAGAGATCATTTTCTGGATGACCTCATCAGGAATTTCGATTTTGAAGTGCATTGCACAACCTCACTAAGAAAATGGGATTATATTCACGATTAAATTAATCCCATTTTGTTAGCGGAATGTGAAGCGATCAGCTCTAAATATTACGATAACTTAAAATTTTATTAAGTATTGTCTAACATTTTATTCCAGTCCTGTTATCTCTCCAAGGATGTCAGCGACTAATGAAGACGCATCGACCTTGGAAGTAGTATCAACTTTAGCGTAAATTTTTTCTGTGGTTCTACTGTCAGCGTGGCCTAAAAGGTCGCTAACCTGGTCAATTCTAAGGCCCTTGGATCTTGCAACGGTGGCAAATGTTCTTCTTAGATCCCTGGCAACCAGCCCAGAGACACCAGCTTTCTTTGTTATCTTCTTCCAGATTCTTCTTGGCACTTCTTTAAAAGGAAAGATCTTATCTTCTGCCTTACCTTTCTTGAGTGACTTAAGCATTGTCATAGCGATGGCCGGAACTACCAGCCTTTTACTGGAGTCGTTTTTAGCTTCGATGTCAGTATCCCATCCGAGCAAACCAACTTCTCTTCCCTTCTGATCTAATCCGATTCTGATGTCTCCCCACTTCAATCTTAAAAGGTAAGATGGTCTAGCAGCTGTGAACATCATGAAGAAAAAGAACAGCACTTGTTCCGGATGTTGGGATCTTATTTCTGTCATGGCCAATGTGATCTTTCTTATCTCCTCATCAGTAGCGAATCGTTCTCTTGGCTTCTCAGTAAATTTCTTTATTCCATGAAAAGGTGATCTGGTTATATGAGGGATATGCTCATAGGCCATACAATGATTAATCATGGTTTTGAAAACAGCCATCGCTCTATTCCAAGAAACAGGGGCTTCCTCTTCATGCTCATCTTTCCACTTCCGGATAGCTCCAGGTGTGACTTTAGAGATGCGAGTGTTCCCGAACTTTGGCTTTATCTTAGTTCTGTATAATGCAGGGGCTTGCACCGTCTTCCAGTCTGAAGACTTATCTTTCATGTAATACTCTTTCCAGGTCAACTCCCATAACTCATCAACTGTTTTGTCGTCGTCGATAGAAACTTCTTTAGGCGCTATTTTATTAGTCGCATTTCCAGTAACTCCCAGGTGGGCCAGCAATCCTTTAAGCGCCTGGTATTGTTCTGGGCTTACCTCAAGATTCACCATCGATTCCGAAGTATCTGATAATGTAGAATCTTTATCCATTAAATTTCCTCCAACATACACATGAATTTTCTGTAATTCCACACAAGATTTCTTAATAGTTTCCGGTCATTAGGGTCTTACTATTAAGAAGTTTCAAACAAACCCCTAATATATAAAACTTGGCTTAACCTAAAAGCGAATTAACAATTCTCGTCGTCGATATATTATCGGAACATCGCTTAAAAATCTTAAGTCGGGTAAAAATTACCTTAGTCGGGGTGGGAGTTTGGATCAAAACGAGGATAAAAGTCGATAGTAAAAGTACGATATATCTAAAACTTTGGGATTCTTTACGATATGTTTAGCAAACGTTTAAGGATTAGGCGCTGAGAAAACAATCCCAGCGCCGCTATAATCTACTCGTATCTACATGATTTTACTAACCATAGAGTGTACCAAAGTCTTCTACAAACTAAGGTTTTCTTTACTGTTCCTGGTAAAGGGATCGATGGTTGCTCTGGTGAATCGGGTTGAGTAGGTGGAGCTGGAGAAGGTTCTGGCTTCACAACTGTTTCAACGGAATGAATCGGTGTGAACTTCTTCCCTTTAATCATCTCTCCGATCATGTCTTCCACCAGGTATCCACCAGCATAAGGAACTGATGAATGATCTTTCCCACTCGAATGATCATAACCTAGTTTGTGAAGCCACTCATGGAAAGCATTACAGGCCACTCCTGCATAATCATACTTGGAGAAGAACTTCTTATTTACCCATGTCTTAGTGGTGCTTCCGTAAGTGTAGCCAACTACGTTGTTATCTTCGTGATACATTTCTACCCAAATATCAACTTCGTAGTCGGTATCTTTTCCGATTGATTCAGCTCCGGTCATGATGTGTCTATAAACCGCTTCAGATGTTTTCTTAGTAGTGGTGAATTTCTTAGCAACAAACCGCTGCTTAAATTCAACTGAGTTTAAAATCTCTTCTAGCATCTGAATAGCTGTCTCATGTTTCTCAGCTTCAGTCTTAGTGAATCCAGAACGAGAATGAACAATCACTTCTAAGCGTTTACCTGATGGAAGTGTAACTGTTCCAGTCTTTCTTGTTCTTTGGGAAAGTCAAAAGTAGTACCTTTCTTCAGTCTGTATTAACCTTTTCTCATTTCCATCATCAACTTTCTNGGTTCTGTGTGAGATGTCTAGTCATAACTTCTCCTTTTGTTATTAATCCCATAGGATCTTCTGTCCCATACGTTGTTCAAATTCTTCTCTTGCATCTTCGATAGTAGGAAGCCTGTAGATGTTCACGGTGTTTGATCCCTCTCTACGCTTCTGATTAGTGACAACTGAAGGGCATACTTCTTTGACCATTCTTCCTAGAGAGCGGTCATCAGGTAGCCTTCCTCTGATATTTCTTTTGCGGTAATAGCTTGAGTAAGCATCTCTAACGAGAGACTTATCAACGTCACGATTCCAGGGAATATTAAAATCAGATCCCACAAACTCTTTGTTAGTGAGACAGTCAAACCACCATTGCTCGAATGGTTCTAAGCTTGCTTCCTTCTGTTCTAATAAAGCCTGAGTAGCTGGAGCTTTGTTTACATTTACCTGGGATAGGTCGAATGTTTTTAAGTAGTGGAGTAGTAACTGGTTTCCACCTCTGTCATCGATGATCTCTTTCATCTCCTGAAAGAAAACTCCATCCTGTTTCCGGCCATTGCCGACATCAAGAACAGCGTATCTTCTTTCATCGAATGAAGCTGGCACTAGCCACTTATCATTCCCGATGATTACCAGGCGAACAAGGTTATCTACCATGTAAGGTTCTTTCCCCTTACGTTCAATCAAGATCTCTGGTGCTGTGGTTATTCCCTTAAGCTTGCCTTCGGCGTTCTTATCGCCGCTCCAAAATGCTTCGTCGAGGACAAGGCACAAGCAACTGTCAAAGTGGGCGTTGAAGTTGGATGTAAGGTAACGTCCATCATGAGCGACAAGGTAATGCCCCGATCCCATAAGGTTTCCAACTCGGTCGATAAGAGCGTTTTTACCAACACCTTTTCCTCCTCTAAGAACAAGGGTGGTGAGTGGTCTTTCATAGGGCTTCTGGACCATGTGAGCAAAGTATCCCATAAGCCAGGTGAATAGCTCCTGATCTCCTCTGCAAATGTTTTCCTTTGCATGAGCCATGAACATATCAAAGCCTCGCTTTTGCTCATCAGTTCCAGATGAGTACGGAACAGCATCGCAGACAAACCCTCTCCAGAGGTTATAGTAGTCGTGTCTTGCTGCTCGCTCCGGTGCAAAGCAAACACCTCGATATTCTCTTCGCTTTTTCCAATCAAGCCATTGGGTTGCATAAGTACCTCCTCCTTCAAGGGTGTATGGAGAAAACATTCTTTTGAAAGTTTGCTCTCCCAGGAAATTTCTTTTCGGTCTTCCTTTCTCATCGATGGTTTCATGAATGATGAAGTGACTCGCTTCCATATAAACAACTGCGAATCTTTTATTCATGTCTTCCAGGTAGGAGGCTTTCTTTTCTTCCGATGCTCCCTCTTCTGGTGGTTGAAACTCTGCTGGTATAGGTTCAAATTGAACTTCAGGTGCAGCCGCTCCTGGTTCTTCAACTCCATACTGGTAAGCATGATCAATCTTTGCCTGGAGTTTTTCAGGGGTCCATCCAGATCCTTCAAACCAATGGTCAAACATTAGATCGAGGCAATCACCTTTAGGGATTCCAAGATCCTTTAACCTTGCTGCTACTTTGTAAGCTGTCTGATCTCCACCTTGTCCCTTGATAGATTGTGGCGCTTCATTCTCAAGGTAATGAATCGCTCTTTGTCTTGCAGCTGCCTGGTTGATTGTCTCTGGTGGGTTGATTAGATTGTGCTTTTTCTCCAGGGCTTTCCCTAGAGTAAGCACTAACCATTCCGGAACACTTGAGATAGGGCAATCATGAGAGACATGATAAACCTTTCCATCAAGAACAGATCCAGCTCCAACCAGGTATCCACCTTTGGATCTGATGTCCAAACCGTTTCCGAGTTTATCAACACCTTGCTTGATAGGTTCTTTGTGGGCATAGATTAAATGCTTTCCTCCGGTGGGAGTATCCTGGGTGAAGGTACATGGAAAATCTTTTCCATCCATCTCCAATTCAAAAAGCGTATCGTCGCCTTTCTTATCTCCCTTGTTGTCCACATCAACCGCTACCAGGGCAAGGTCATTGCCAAATTTATTTGTACTGATACCGATGTTGTAGGATCTCTCAACTTCTAAGTGAGGATCAAACCACCATTCGGTAATTTGCTTTTTATCTCTGGTTGCTATCTGAGAAAAGTTTTTAACAGCTGGTTTCTTACTGTTCTCGATAAGCGGAAAAACATAGAATCCTTTCTCTGCTAACGCTAAAGCGTTCTGTAGAAAACTCATGGTCCACTCCTTTAGACTTTTATTTTCTGTATCTCTTTCCTCTCCATCCTTCCGCTTTGATAGGGAGGTCTTTGGCCCATGAAGGTAGCACTTCCACGATGGCGCTAACTTCTTCCAGGCTTCCATCACCTTCATTAACTTCAACTACTGCTTCATCATGTACGTGCATGACTACTGGATACTGATTGTTTTCAAGTCTATCCATTGACTCAGCAAGAACATCTCTCGCTACTCCCTGAGTGATATTCTCTGCAAGGCTTCCGCCCCAGGTTGATTGCCTTATCCATTTCTTGGTATAGGAATCTTCTGTCATGTACGTGATTGTTTCTTTTGTTCCCTCGAAGTGAGGACTAGAAAGCATTTCAACTTTAGGGTAGGGATAGCAAAGCACTCTTCCCGATGGAAGTTTGCACCAGAGGAAAGATCCCTTCACAAGAAAGGTAACTTCTCTGTCTTCCGCTCCGGCCATGTACTGAATGCCAGGATGATAGATAGCTCTGATCGCAGCTTCTTCCAGGGCATACCAGTAACGAACAATTTTTTTATTTGCTGCTCGATACTTGAGCTTAATTTCATTTGCTCTTTGATCTGAAACTTTCACGCCGTAAACTCTGGCCATTGATTGGAAAGCTCCGACACCACCACCAAAACCTAGCGCCAAAATTGCTACCTTACCGATCATGCGCTGGTCCTTATCTACCTTCTCCATTGGAATGAGATAGATCTTTCCTGCCTGAAGTTCGTAAACTTTTCCATGAGTACGGAAGGCTTCAAGCACTTCCTCTTCACCAGCTAACCAGGCAAGCACTCTCGCCTCGATAGCAGCGAAGTCAATAGCGATAAGATCCTTTCCAGGCGCAGCGGTTACGAAAGCTCTAATACAAGAAGAGATGACATCAGAAGGTGGTCCATAAAAAAGATCGATGTTATCTGTCACTTGCTTCAAAGAAAATTTAGTGAGGTTATTAACAATCTTTTCTATGTCTTCCTGGTCGTAAGCTGGTCGAGGTAGGTTCTGGAAATTTACGCCTCTCCCTCCCCACCTACCTGTGTGGGCCGCATGATATTGGTGAATCCCTCTAACTCTTCCATCAGTGTTAGCTCGATTCAGCATTGCCATGAGCTTGGCAGTAGAAGACTTAGATCCTTCCTGTCTCAGAAGTAAAACTTGTTTAATGTCTTCTGGGATTTCTGTCTCAAGTAATACCGTGACATCAGCTTTGCCGATCTTATCAACTTCAACGCCTTTAAGTTTCAAGTAGTCTTTGATCTGAGATACAGCGGAACAAGTAGCTACTGCATTGTTCGTGACATCTCTCATTTCTTTGTCGAGTCGTTTCTTCTCAGCTTCGACAATCTTAACTGCTGTCTCCACTCCCTTCACATCTACCTGGACACCTCTTGAATTTATCTGGTGGTCCATAAGCCAGAACTTTCTTTCTTGTTTAGAGAGAGGCATCATCCGGCTATGGCATTCTCTTTCAACAACAACGTCTTGCTTGCAGTAGTCATAAAGAATTTCATACTGATCCGGAACATGTTCTTTCTCCCACCAGATCCATCCATCTCCGGTGTAATTACAAGTTAAGCAGCCTTTACCTTTGCATGAAGGACACGCACCTTGCTCAACTCCTCTAGGTCGAGAGAGCTTAAGCATGGTGCGGTTCCCTTTCATGTCTTTTTGTTGATCGATTCCTAAAGCTGGAGCTAACTTTTCGAGAGCGCCTGGTAAGCCCATTGAATATGACATGGCCATAGTACAGTGAACTTGTTTAATAGAAAGTTTAGGCCAGCCGTATTTCTTCACTCCAATTCTGTTCCACATTTCAAACTCGAAAGGTGCATTGTGAGCGTAGATTGCGCCGCCATCTTCCAGGTGAAAACGTAGGTCGATAGGAAAGTCTTCTCCTGCCTTCCAGATTTCAACTGGTCCCTTATCGAAAGCAAAGCAAAGGCAATGAATCCCTGTAGTAGGATGCTCGACGTAATGACCTAAACCATTTTTCTTAAGGTCGTCTGCACTAAAGGATTCCAAGTCTGCATGAGCTATCGATTCCATTTTTTATTTTCCTTTCTTTATTCCAGCCGCTTGTTCTCTTCTTTGAATTTCATCCCAGACAGCTATCGCTTCATCTTCTTCTTTGCTGGATGCAGAGAAGGTAATGATCAGTGAGTTCAGCTGGGCAAACTTCATTCTTAGTTCATCCAGGGAAGCGTCCTTGATTTCCTGGTCATTCATAACTACTTCTTTCCGCTCTTAATCAGACGAGTAAGAACTGATGTCGCTAGTTTCAAGATCCATGTAGGCCAGGATCAATCCGAGTTTTGCCAGGACTTCTTTGATCTCAGCGATATTCAAATTGTGTTTACCGCCTTCGATGTCAGAAATTTTTTTAGCTAGTTCGTTTAAGTTCATACCTTCCTCCTATGAAAATAAATCAGAAGCACTTCCGGCTTCAGATGCTACTGGTGCAAAGTCGTCTTCAGGTTTTGTTCTTCCGCTAAGTGGATCTCCATGATCTAGGAGCTGGAGATTTACCAGACCGAATGCGATTCCCTTATTTCCCTTCTGGTCGAAGTAGTAGGGGTTGACTGTGCAATGAGCGAAGCGTCCGGCGTAGGCTTCTGATTCATCCAGAACTTGCTGGACGTTTTGATCTACAATGCCTGGTCGCTGTGTTGATTTGAGGTTTAAGAAAATAGCTCCATGTTCATAGCCTTCAGGGAGTACCATCTTTCCATCAACTTCTTTTTCTCTGTCGCCTTGATCTCGGAATGGTGACTTGAGATTCTTCGGCCACTTGCTTTTGTCTGTTCCGAATTTTTCTTCAAGCACTTTCTTTGCAGCTGCTTCCAGGGCTGATAGGTCTTCCCCTTTTTTGAAGAGAGCAACGCAGCTGTATTCCATCTTTCCATTTAGATCATTCAGCTTTGGGCGGAACAAGTTCGGGTAAGAGAGTCTGAATTTTGGGGTCTTGACGTTTGCCATTGGTATCCTCCTTGATGGCTAGTGATTGTTAGTCTCAAAATTTTTTGTTGGTCGGGGCCAGTGCCAATGTCCTTCCGCTGGATCATCTGAGTACCGGACATTTGAGATAGAAAAGAATGGACCGATGGAAAGATTCACAACGGTAGGATCATCTGGGTTGATCTCACTCACGGTCGCAACTTTAGGTGTAGCTCCGGTGAATGGTTGGTAATGAATCACATCTCCCACGGTTGCTTTAATTCTCATTTGCTCTGACATAGATAGCTCCTAATCAAGTAAAGGGTTGACCACTGTAAATTCTGTTTCTACTGCTGGTTTTGCTGGTGGTGTTTTGTCCGACATAGGAACAAGTTTCGTTCCGCTTGATTCCTTCACGGTTAATTCGAGCAGAGCTTCCTTCTGTTCCTTGGTCAGTAAACTTTCAATTTGAGCAGGGGATCTTAAAGAAGTTTTAGTTACATCCTGGTAGCTCAAACCAAATTCCATTAGCAGCTTGTCTTCCACGGTTTCCTCGTCCTTCCATTTCCTGGTGGCACGTTTCGGAACGAGCTTATAACCTGGGATCTCTCTTCCCTGGTTGGCTTCGTGGTAAGCAAATTCTTTAACTGATTTAACCCATGACTCGATGGCCGGAAGCAGTTCGAGAGTGAGAGATAATTTTTTTGGGTCGTAAGAAAACTGTGGTGAAAATTCTTGTTGAGCTGATTGAACAGCGACAAGTGAAAGCTGTGGACAAGTAGGAGCGGCTGGACAAAATCTGCAATGGTCGCCGGATCTTAAAGTAGCATCTGGATTTTCTGTGATCCTGGCATCATCAGCAAGATCCGCTGAAAATTCTAAAAGATCCATGATACCGATGCGCCACTTTCTGATTGGTCCATCAGGGTGAGGACATCTTGGCTGGCAGATAACTAGCTCTATGGTTTCGCACTTAACTCCGGTCTTCAGGAGCGCACCTAAACCATAATATTTTAGCTGGTCATTGTTCTCTACCTGGACCGGAATGCCTTTACCATGTTTGTAATCCCATACCTGTAGAAGCTTTTCTTTTTCGTGGTAGATGATCAGATCTGAAGTTCCGTATAGCCCTGGGTAAACAGAAAACAGATCAAATTTTTCTTCGACCTTAACAAAGGTTGCTCCCTTCATTGCTTCAAAAGCTGCATTGATATAAAGCATGACAGCTTCAAATTCTTCTTCGTCTTCAAAGTCATCTGGTTTAGGTAGCTCTCCATGAATAAGACAGTTTGCTGCCTTGTCATGAGCAAAGGTTCCTTTCCTGGCATGCTCTGATTCAATGTTAGGCATTCCCTTAGACATCCTCACTGAACCAGGGCAAGCTGAAGACTTCCATCTGTAGTAAGAGGAAGCTCCCCAGGGTGAATGCTCTGTGGGCGTGGTTGATATTTGTGATTTAGGTGTTGTGGTTGGCATGGCTTACCCCTTAACTTCCTTCTCACAAGCCTCAACAAAAGCAGCATAGTCTTCTGGTTTCAGCTCCGAGATTCGACGACAAGGTTCATTCGATGCAGAGTTAAATTTCCCCAGGAGTTTTCTGGCAGCATCAAGATTTTTTTTCGTCGTCACATCCTGACAAGCATCAGCTACCATCTGCTTAGTAACTTCTTTTGGTTTAGTTTCTTCTTTCGTTTCTTCTTTGGTTTCTGTGCTGGCAGTTTCACCGGACCAGTTAATTGTGGCGGCTGGTTCATCTCCCATTTGCTTTGTTTCGTTTTGTTTTTTAGCAGCGGCTTTGCCACCTTTGCCTTTGCCTTTTGGCTTCTCTTCTTTGGTTGGCTTCTCTGGTTCATCAGCTGGAAGATCCGGACCAGGTTCTTCTTTTGTGATTGGTGCAGCTGAAATAGATGGCGCTACTTCTGGAGTAGATGAGACAGGGACCGGAAGCGGAAGCTGGGCTGGATCACATCCCATGATCTTGGCAAGGTTCAAAACTTTTGTAGCTAGTTCTTCTGGGCTAGAGGCTTTGATTAGTAGTTCCATTTTCATTTCTCCTTGGTTAAACAACTCTTGGTTTGTCGAAAATTGCGGTTAGTTCTTTGGTCTTTCTTTTGAGGACGTTTGATATTCTTTGATCGATTGAGTGAGCGATTCCTACCACCCGAACAAACACCGGAAACTCCTGGCCCCTTCTGTGAACACGCATGATGGCTTGAGCATTCTCAGAAGGGACAAAGGAGCTTTCCAATAGCAATACCTGGTGAGCGGCAGTTAAAGTTATTGCGATTCCGGCTGCTCGAATGTTCCCGATGAACACTCTGCACTTTGGATTCTTTTGAAATTTATCGATGTTCTTTTGACGTTGAGCTGGAGAGGTTTTTCCATAGAGAGTAACTGCTTTGTATTTAGCAAGCCTTACTCTTAATCCTTCGATAACATCACGGTGAATTGCGAAGATAACTATCTTCTCATAAGCTCCGGCTTCTAATTCCTGGGCCACCATCTCAGCGATGGGAACAACTTTCTGTAGTCCATTGAAGCGTCTTAAAGTGGATACTGAATCAGCGATTCCTTCCAAAACTTTAAGCCCGTCCTTAGTGAATCCCAGGCGCTCAACTTGTTCCTCAACTATCCTTTGTTCGTTAGCAAGTTTCTCTTTTAGAAACTCACTCCGGTCATCAGGGAAGAAGTATTGAGCGAATGACATTTCGTTTGCCAGATCAACTGGACCAGGTTCAACAACTAAATCCTCATAGCTAATAGGCGGTAGTTCTTTCATGACTTCTTCCTTTAATCTCCTAAGCATTATTTTGTTTAATAGGGTGCGGATCTCTGGGATCGCTTCTTTCTTGGTTCCGATAATTTGGAGGTGTGGTCTTCCGCCGTGATAAGCAATTTTCAAATTGCAGTAGCGGTGAATGAAGGCATCATAGGAGAGTGCCGTAGCTCCGAATGTGAAGAGCATTGGCCATAATTCAGCGGCGTTATTTGGGGCTGGAGTACCGGATAAGCACCAGATCCTCAGAGTCTTCCGGACAATGCCTTGCTTGCCGTAAACTGCTTTGGTTCTTTGAGCTTCTGGTTCCTTTATGAAGTGGGATTCATCGACTATGACCAGATCCCAGGACATCGAGAAAAGCTTGTCCTGGTTGGCTGTAGCGTATTCAAAACTAACAATACATTGATCAGATGGTTCATCATCCAGGGAAGAACAAACTTTGAAGTCATGGTCATAGATAGACCAGTAACCATATTCTCTTTGCCAGTTTATTCTTGCTACTGCTGGGCAAATGATCAGGATCTTCTTGGCCCCTACCATGTCGGAAGCTAAGACAGTCTGACAGGTTTTTCCTAAGCCCATGTCATCGGCTAAGAGCGCCTGAAATTTCGAGGCAAGAAACTCTGCACCTTTCACCTGGTAGGGAGATATGGAAAGCGGATCTCTAACTTCCATTAGATCGCTCCCATTTTCTTTGCTGCATACCAGGCAAGAAGAATTGCTTCCGCTCTGCCATGATGCTTTTTCAGCGTTAAATATTTTGGGGCATCTTCCGGAAATAGTTCTTTTGCTCTTTCAATAGATTCTGTTTTGGAAGAGGTTAAGCCCATTTCCATTTTCCAGATCGCTGGTTTAACGGTGGCAGTAGGGATCTGACAGGCCGCCAGGATTCCGTGAACTTCTCCTGTGGCAAAACCAAAAACAAATTGAGAGTGAGCTGATTCTTTTCCGGTCTGGAATCCTACTTCCTCGATTAAACAAACTTTAACTAGGGAAGCTACTGAATCCAGAAGGAAAGCAGTTCTAAGAACATCGATCCTATTTCTGCCTTTCCGGTCCTTCTCTGTGGGGAAGTCATAGACATTTACCAGGCGCTTTTTTTCGTAGTCATACAGGGCAATTCCGCCGCCGATTCCTGGGTCAATTCCCATACAGTAAGGTGTAAATTTTGAGGGGTTTTTAAGAGAAGAATTTGGATTATCTTTGTGCGCTTGATTTTCCGACAAGTGGACGTTTTCATACGATGGGCGTTGAACGCACCGTTTGAGGGTTTTTATCGTATATAAACGTGATTTTTGAGGGTTTTGATGTGATAAAAACGCACAATTCCGTCTGATTGAGGAATAAATGCGTTGACTTTTGTAAGTATGGAATAAAAAAGAAAATGGCGCAGCCGGGAGGAGTCGAACCTCCGACCTCTTGATTCGTAGTCAGGTGCTCTATCCAACTAAGCTACGGCTGCGCTAAGTGAGTCCAATTTATAATGCAAAGTGGCCCAGTAATCAAGTTTGAATTTTAAAGAATTTGACGCGCCCAAGCGTTATTTTAACCAGCTATAACTCACTGGAAGCATATCAACCTGGCCCGCCACACTTGTTAGGGAAAATCCTTTTGAATTGAAATAGAAATAAATTCTTTATTATCTAAACCGGTCATTCTCTCTAGAAGAGAATACCGTTCAATCACATAAACATACGTAACAGGACGATCAAAGATAAGAGAATTATCAACCAGCCGTCCTACTATCGCTCTCTCTCTACCATCAACATGACCATCATCATTTATATCAATTCTGGCATTAAGGATTAGATCCTTATCAGGAGTTAGAGATAGGGTTCCTATGCATTTATTTTGACCACACTCAAGTCCAGCCAC